TCCAGCGCCGTGACCGCGGCCACCGACCTGACGCCTTGCGTCTACGTGTCCAACACCGACGGCACCAGTGCGATCACCCTGGACGTCGACTACGTCCACGTGGCCATGAACCGCGCTGCTGACGGCGACGCGACCTAACCCTTCACCTCCCTACTCGCTACCTTAGCGAGCTTTGCCGCCCATGGACTTGAACGAGATTCTCAAGGCCCTGGGCGGCCTTTCTTTGGAGCAGCAGGAAGCCCTCTACAAGGAGGCCATGGCGGCGACCAAGGACAGGCTCTGGGTGCCCAACCCTGGGCCGCAAACCGAGGCACTCCTGTCCGAAGCGGACGAGCTGTTCTACGGTGGGCAGGCTGGGGGCGGCAAGTCGGACCTGGAGATCGGGCTCGCGCTCACCGAGCACCACCGGTCGTTGATCCTGCGACGCACGAACAAGGAGGCCCTGGGCCTCGTGGAGCGCATCGCGGAGATCGTCGGCAACCGGGATGGGTGGTCCGGCCAGCAGGGCATCTGGCGATTCCCGGAGCGCACGATCGAGGTCTCCGGCTGCCAGCTGGAAGAGGACAAGCAGAAGTTCAAGGGCTCGCCCCACGACCTCGTCGCGACGTTGGAGGGCCCCCGGACTATCACTCGCGCATTCCGTGTGTCGGGCCGCCCAGCCGTGCGGGTTACAGCGGGCGGCGTCACGCAAGTCCAGTCCGCGTCGCACAGATTGCTTACTTTGGCGGGGTGGCTTTCTTCGGACGACCTGTGCGGCCCTCATCCTTGTTCGCCACCCACAGTATTCCGTGCATCTGGCACACCTTGCGAACCGACGCCGGACCCAGGCCGAGAGCCCGGGCTGTGGCCAGAAGAGTCCAGTGCTTGTCCGCAGCGTAGGGACGAACCACTGCCTCCCACTTCGGGTCAGTCAAATCCGCAGGAGCTCGCCGTTTACGGGGTGCAACGATCTCCGGGAAGCGATTACGAAGCGTCATGTGCGTCGTCCCCAACCACGCCGCAGCCTCACGGATCGTGCGGCCCACAAGGGCTTCGCGAACAGCTTCCGGGGTCAGACGCGCGAGCGCCTTGTCTGCGTTTTTACGAGCATGTAGCCGACGATGCTCTCGGTGTGACAGTACCTGGAGATTTTCCGGTCGGTTGTCGTGACGAAGGCCATTCAGATGGTGGACAACCTCGGTTTCTTCCGGGTTTGCTCCTCGCTTCAACGGACGACCAAGCACTACTTCAGCGACCAGACGGTGCTGGGCTACCCAGCCCCACTGGTTCTGAAGGTGGTGGCCCGGGGCATACTCCCACACATAGCCGCCCCACTCACAGGTATCCGCACCCGTATGGGAGGGGAACACGTTCAACTGCTGCAATCCTCGCCGTTTCGGCATGGCAAGTCTCCGAGGTAGTGGTTGATGAACTCTTCGATCTAGAAGTCGAAGAAGTAAATCACTTTATCACGCGCGGGGGCTTCATCAACAAAAACTGCATGGACGAGGTCAGTGACTTCTCCCGCACACAGTACGAGTTCATCACCGCGTGGAACCGGTCGACCAAGGCCGGCCAACGCTGCCGCATCATCGCCGCGGGCAACCCGCCAACCCGGCCGGAGGGCCTGTGGGTGCTGCAACGTTGGGCCGCATGGCTCGACCCACGGCACCCCAACCCCGCGACGCCTGGCGAGTTGCGCTGGTACACGACAGGCGACGCCGGCCACGAGATCGAGGTCGACGGCCCCGGGCCGCACCTGGTCGGCGGCGAGTACGTCATCGCGCGTTCCAGGACCTTCATCCCCGCACGCCTGGACGACAACCCAGACCTGGCCGCCACGAACTACGCCGCCACCCTGGCCGCCCTGCCACCCGAGTTGCGCGCCGCGTACCGGGACGGCCGGTTCGACCTGGGCCTCCAGGACGGCGCCTACCAGGTCGTGCCCACCAGCTGGATCAAGGCCGCGCAGCAACGCTGGACGCCGCAGCCCCCGGCCAACGTGCCAATGTGCACGATTGGGGTCGACGTGGCCCAGGGCGGAACCGACAGCACCGTGCTGGCCATCCGGCATGATGGCTGGTTCGCACCCATGATCGCGGTGCCCGGGCACCTTACCCCGACCGGCAGCAGCGTGGCCGGCCTGGTCGTCCAGCACCGACGCGATGCGGCCGTGGTCATCATCGACATGGGCGGCGGGTACGGTGGCTCGGCCCTGGAGAGGCTGCGCGACAACGGGGTCGAGACGATCGGCCACAAGGGCGCGGAAGCCAGCGGGGCACGCACCAAGGACAGGCAGTTCCACTTCGTGAACAAGCGTTCCGAGATCCTGTGGCGGTTCCGCGAGGCACTCGACCCTGACCAGGAAGGGGGTAGCACGATCATGCTCCCGGACGACCCCGCACTGGTTGCGGATTTGACGGCGCCCACCTTCGAGGTGGTGTCGAGGGGCATCAAGGTCGAGAGCAAGGAAGACGTCTGCAAACGGTTGGGCCGAAGCACCGACCGTGGTGACGCCGTAGTAATGGCTTGGAGTGCAGGACCCAGGGCTGCTAACATCCAAGGCGGGTTCCCGGCTCTGGCCAGGAACAAGACACCCAAGGTGGTCATGGGCCACCATCAACAGCGGAGACGCACATGAGTAAACTGTTCGGAAAGCCCAAGATCCCAGCCCCTCCCAAGGTGGTACCCATGGCCGACGAGGACGCCATCAACAAGGCCAAGCGGCGCGCGATAGCACGCACCCGCCAGTCCGGTGGGCGCGAGTCGACCATCCTGGGCGAAGCGGGTGGCGCCGAGAAGCTGGGCGACTGACGTGTCGAGCCTGGTCGAGACCATCAAGGGCCAGGGAGACCAGCTCTTCGGGAAGCGGGGCAACCTGCTGACCCTCTGGCAGGACATCGCCGAGAACTTCTACCCCGAGCGCGCAGACTTCACCACCGTCCGCAACGTGGGCGACGAGGTGGCCCGCAGCCTGATGACGAGCTACCCGGTCATCGCGCGGCGGGACCTGGGCAACGCCTTCAGCGCGATGCTGCGCCCGTCCGCCAAGGATTGGTTCAAGATCTCGACCAACCGGCCGGACAAGGAAGACACGCTCGCCAAGCAGTGGCTGGAGTGGGTGACGAAGCTGATGAAGCGGGCCATGTACGACCGCGCTTCACAGTTCACCCGAGCCACCAAGGAAGGCGACCACGACTTCGCCGCGTTCGGACAGTGCGCCATTTCGACCGAGGTCAATGCCGCGGGAAACGGGCTCCTGTACCGGTGCTGGCACTTGCGTGACCTGGCCTGGTTCGAGGACGAGGAAGGCGCGATCGGGGGCGTCCACCGCAAGTGGAAGCCGACCGCCATGGAGCTCGCCAAGCTGTTCCCGAAGAGCGTCCACCCGGAAGTGCGCAAGAAGCTGGAGAAGGAGCCCTTCGCCGAGATCAACGTCCGCCACGTCGTCATGAAGGCGGAAGACTACGCGACCCTGCCGGGCGCCAAGAAGCTGCGGACCCCGTGGGCCAGCATCTACCTGGACGTCGACCACAACCACATCCTGGAAGCTGAAGGTGTGTGGACGCCCATCTACACGATCCCGCGCTGGCAGACCGTGAGCGGCAGCCAGTACGCGCACAGCCCAGCCACCGTGGCGGCACTGCCCGACGCGCGGCTGATCCAGGCCATGAGCCTGACCCTGCTGGAAGCCGGAGAGCGCGCGGTGAACCCGCCCATGGTGGCCGTCAAGGAGGCCATCCGGGGCGACGTGGCCATCTACGCGGGCGGCATCACGTGGGTGGACGCGGAGTACGACGAGCGGCTGGGCGAAGTGCTGAGGCCCCTGACCCAGGAAAAGAGCGCGCTCGGTTTCGGGCACGACAGCATGATCGACCTGCGCGGCCAGTTGGCCGATGCGTGGTACCTGAGCAAGCTCAACCTGCCGCCCGTTGGCGGCCCGGACATGACGGCCTATGAGGTGGGCCAGCGCGTGCAGGAGTTCATCCGCAACGCGCTGCCACTGTTCGAGCCCATGGAGATGGACTACAACGGCCAGCTGTGTGAGGCCACCTTCGAACTGCTGCTGCGCAACTCTCCCGAGATCCGGAACACCGTGCCGAAGAGCATTCAGGGCGCGGAGATCCAGTTCACGTTCGAAAGCCCGCTGCGTGACGCCGTGGAGAAGGTCAAGGTCGGTCAATTCATGGAAGCCCAGCAGGTGCTGGCACTGGCCATCCAGGCCGATCCAAGCGTGGCCAACCATCTGGACGGTGCCAAGGCTACCCGGGACGTGCTGTCTGCCGTCGTGCCGGCCGCATGGATCAGGACCGAGGAGGACGCCCAGGCCATCACCGAGCAGCAAGCGCAGGCCGCTCAGGCTGCCCAGATGTTGCAGCTCATGCAGGGTGGGGCCGACGTCGCCAAGACGTTGGGTGAGGCTGGGGTGGGCAAAGAGGGGGCGATGTGACCGGAAACGTCCTCATTCTCCCCGTTGTCACTTCTCTCCCGATTCCCGTCGACAGGGTGCTGGACGCCGCGTCAGATGCTGGTTTGGAGAAATGCGTCATCATCGGTGAAGATGCTGATGGGGGCTTCTATTTCAGCTCGTCTGTCTCCGGCGGGCCGGACATCTTGTGGCTGTTGGAAGAAGCGAAGCTAAAGCTGCTCGCCGCTGGCGGGAGTTTCCCGGAATGACCCCCAAGAAGCCGCCCTACTTCAGCGCCCCCTGGGAGCCGGCGGATGCCTCCGCCGTCCAGGCCCTGCAACGCGGGGAGGCCGACGCGGCCCAGCAGAAGCGGGCCCTGGACTGGATCATCAAGTACGCGGCTGGAACCTACAACGTGAGCTTCCAGCCTGGAATGCCGGACGCCACAGCGTTCGCTGAAGGTCGCCGATTCGTCGGCACCGAGATCGTCAAGTTGTTGCTCGTCAACCCTCGTGCCTTTGTGAAGGAACAAAATGTCTGATATCGCAAATCCGAGCCCGGCAGCGCCGACACCCTCGGACCCGATCCCCGCTCCCGCCCCTCTGCTTGCGGACCCTGCGCCTGTCGAAGGCGAGCAGCCCGCACCGGTCGGAGAGGCGCCTCCCCCTGCCGAGCCCGCTACCGAGGGCGACTGGCCTGCCGACTGGCGCCAGAAGTACGCCGGAGACGATCCCAAGATCCTCAAGCGTCTGGAGCGGTACGGCAGTCCCAAGGCGGCCCTGGACGCGCTGTTCGCGGCGCAGGCCAAGGTCAGTGAGAAGGGCACCCGGTTGCGCGAAGGCGCGACGCCTGACGAGGTGGCCCAGTGGCGCACCGAGAACGGTATCCCGGACGCCCCGGACAAGTACGAGCTGAACCTGCCCAACGGGCTGGTCATCGGCGAAGCGGACCGCGAGGGCGTGGCCGACTTCCTGAAGCAGGCCCACGAGGCCAACATGCTGCCGTCGCAGGTCAACCAGGCCGTCGCCTGGTACCTTGACAAGCAGGAGCAGGCCGTGGCCGCCCAGGCCGCGCGGGACGAAGAGACCCGCATGGCGGCGGAAGACGAGCTCCGGGCTGAGTACGGGCCCGAGTACCGTCGCAACGTGGTCATCGCCAACCAGCTGCTGGACAGCGCCCCCGAGGGTGTCAAGGACCGGCTGCTGGCCGCGAGGGGGCCGGACGGCGTGGCTCTCGGCAACGACCCGTCCCTGATCCGCTGGCTTGTGGGCTTGAGCCGCGAGCTCAACCCGATCGCCACCGTGGTCCCGGGCTCGGGCACCAACGCCGTCCAGGCCGTGGAGAACGAGCTCGCCGACCTCCGCAAGATGATGGGTGACCACAAGTCCGAATACTGGAAAGGCCCCAAGGCCGCCAACCTCCAGGCCCGCTACCGCGAGCTGACGACCGCGATGCAGAAAGGAGCCGCACGTGGTTGACGCCCCTGTGACTCGTTACCGCGGGCAGAAGAAGCCCGCCCCAAAACCCGTGAAGAAAGGGAAATAACATGCTTACCAACGCTACTGTTACTGGGGCTGGAAGCCACATCCGCATGCGGTTTTCCGACCGCATTACTTTCCAGGCCTACGGCACGACCACTGCGGGTGCCGGCGCCGCCACCATCAAAATCCAGGTCTCCAACAACGAGACCGATTGGCTGGACCTGGGCACCATTTCCCTGACCTTGGCCACGACCTCGTCCAGCGATGGCTTCGCTGCGGAAGCCCCGTGGCAATACGTGCGGGCCAACGTCACCGCGATCAGCGGTACGGGCGCCTCCGTAAGTGTCAAAGCCTCGACCCGGTAAAAGGAAGATCTCGCCATGACCGTCACCGTCACCAGCGCCCTGGCCGGCCCCGCCACGGCCCGCTACAGCAACGTCTACGGGGCACTGGTAGACCTGGGCGTGCTGTCCGGCCTGGGCGCGCAGGACGTGACGGGCAGCGGCGACCCTGTAGCGCCTATCCTCAACGCCTCGCAGTTTTACGCCCCCCTCACCCATAGCCTAGTCCTCACCCGAGGCACCGGCAATCCTACCTATACCCGAGCCACAAATGCCTGGGAATTCGATAACGAGGGCAAGCTTATCCTTGTGCCGAGTGGTGCCGCACGGTTTGGCGGGGCGAGGATGGTGCGGAACCTGCTGGCTGCAACGGCCACGCTGTCAACGCAGAACGTCACCACCGTTGCCACAAGATACACGCTCAGTTTCTACGGAACTGGATCGGTAACGCTATCCGGCACCGCAACGGGCACGCTAAATGGCACAGGGGCATCCAACAGGGTTCAAACAACGGTAACCGCGACGGCAGGGACTTTAACGCTTACCGTTTCTGGCTCGGTCACTGCCGCCCAGCTCGAAAACGTCAGCGGCCAATCCGATCAGACGGCCAGTGAATATGTTTCTGTTGGCGTTCTATCCGCGCCTTACCACGGTGCTGGCGTGGATGGCGTAAAGTATTTTGAAACCAATAAAGACGGTTCAGCCATCTCCGCATCCTCTTTGCTCGGCTATCACGCGGAAGGCGCGAGGACGAATAGCCTGATTAATAGCAGGATACTAACAAACAGAGATATTGATACCAGTAACAGATGGACATCTATATTCGGTATAGGAGCAGAAGTAATCGGGAATGGAACTTTTGCAGATGCAACTGGTTGGACACTTGGAACGGGAATAACCGTATCGGGTGGTGTATTAAATATAAACAACACCAGTGGATCAACACAATATGCCGACTACGGTGTGCCTGGAGATTACATAACAGGCAAAGAATACATCATTGAATTTGATTACACTTATAATTCTGGAGACCCCCTATCACAATACGTTAAAGGCGCGTTATCTACTAGTCCAGGAGCAATCTCAGGTACAAAAAAGATTACTGTAACAGCAGGCCAAAGCGCATTTACAGGTCTTCGTTTTTATGTACCTAATACCTGCAATTGCACAATTGATAATTTATCAATAAAGGAAGCGTGTATTCAATCTTCCACTTGCACCGGCATCGATAACGTCCCCAATTCCGCCTCCACCATCACCGCAGGCGCAGCCGATGCCACCATCCTGCAAACGCTTACCATAGCCGCCGCCGCTAGATCGTCCTCTGCTTATGTCAAGCGCAGGACTGGCACAGGCAATGTCTATTTCACCCGCGATGGTGGAACGACCTGGACGAACATTACTGCATCGGTCGGGGCATCGTGGACACGAGTGAAGATTGAGAACACTAGCGTCCTGAACCCTTCCATCGGATTCAAGCTTGCGACGAGCGGCGACGCCATTGATGTGGACTGTGTTCAGGATGAGGCGGGCGCTTACATCACCAGCCCGATTATCACTACGAATGCTAGCGTCACCCGCAATGTGGACGTGCTGACATACCCGCCCGCGAGTAATTGGAGCGACACCGCTGGGTGGGCGCTGGCATCGGTCTACAAGCCGGACTGGAGCTATGTCGCCGGGGGTGTTATTGGCAGTGCCACTAACGGCCTGTTGCCGCTCACAACCAATACCGGAGCCAAAGCCTACGACGGCACGAACACGGTGAATGGCCCTGTTGGATCGCCATCCGGGACGGTAAAGATGGCCTTGTCATGGGGCAGTGGCGCATTGCAGGTCGCCGCCAATGGCACGGCAGGCACGGCGGGAAGTTATGACGGCGCCTGGGGCTTGGCTACCATTGGCATCAATACCTCAGCCGCCAGCATGTATGCCAAGAACGCCTACATCGCGCAGTCTGCTTTGACTGCCGCACAACTCGCCCAGGTGACCGCATGAAAAACTACCTAATCGAACTGCAAAAGTGGGCGCACGTCCCGAAGGGCGCGGTCTATCGCGGCAACAGCAAGGTAGACTTCTATGCCGAGGTACTGCCTGACGGCAACGTGATGAAAGAGAAGCTGAAGGAAGTGAAGGAAAACGGAACTGTGGATTACGTCAAGCCCGGCGAGAAGGTGAAAACGTCGGCGGAACTTATCAAGGAAGGCAAGCCGCCAGCAAAGCCCCCGATTGTGAAGCCGCCCAAACCCAAGGATGACGGCGGAATTCAGCCTGATGGAAAGGTGAAACCATGAAGCGAGTTATCTTCACCCCAAACCCTGGCGTGATCATCCCAGACACTGCCGTCTATTACGTCCTGCCTGTTGCCGGCCCGGTATTCGATTGCCTGGTTGACGACACTTGGGACTGCGATGGAACGCTGCATTACAACAGCGATCCGGATGATCCGCTGCTTTTGGCCGAGCCGTTCATCCATCACTTTGCAGGGTGGGAGGTCTGATGCGCTGTCTTCTGGTCCTTATACTCCTCCTCCTTCCCCCTATCGCCTGGGCGGGGGACAGCACCTACGCCTCGGCCTATTCCCACGCCTCGGCCCAAGCTGGCGCGGCTGCCGGAGCCATCTCCGGTGGCAACACCCTCCAGGGCGGCAATACGTCCTACCAGGACCAGAAACAAGCCCCCTCGGTGTTCGCACCCAGTATTGCTCCAACCGCACCCTGCATGGGCGGTACGTCTGCCGGAGGCTCGGGAACGGGATTCGGCCTGTCGTTCGGCACATCCTGGACCGACGACGAATGCAACACCAGAGAGACAGCCCGGATATTCCATAGCATGGGCTTGATGTCCGACGCCCTGGCGGTAATCTGTTCGTCGGCCTACGCTGCCTCGGCCCCGTCATGCGCCGGGAAAGAGCGCCCATGCCACGACGACGAGATCGTCGCGAAACGCCTTGGTGTATCGCAATGCCGCAAATAAAATTCGTGTGGAACCGGATCTACTGGGTGTTCCGGCTGTACGGGGTTTGGTTCTGGACGTGGTTCGTTGGGGTCGCCCGGCGGCGGGAGATGCCGGATGTGGAGTTTGATGACCGCTGCCGGCTGAAGAAAAAAGGACAAGACGATGGTGACGAAACAGGAGAAAGACGATGCTGAACGACGAGTCGAAGCAGAAATCCAGGTCGAAGCCTTTCTGGACATACTTCAACGCAGGTACGGCCTCAAGTCTGAGGACATACCTGCAATCCTGGACGACATGCGATGGGTGCGTGAACATCGCCACGGTATTAACCGTATATCTTGGTCTGTCGCATTGGGGATCCTAGCCCTCGCCATTAGCGGCGTAGTCAGCGCCTTCTGGGAAGGCGTCAAGAACTCTCTGAGGTTACCGTGAGCCGAGACGAACTACAGGGCTGGTTCCAGATAGCTACCCTGACGAAGCAATGCACGTGGTGCAAGTACAAGGTCACGGAGCACAACCTGGCGGCCTGTGAGTACGGCCAGCCGTGGTTTCCTCACGCGACCCGCTGCGTTCGCTACGAACCAGAGGACGTTGAAGAATGATTACTTCCGCGCAAGCCCTGGCCAGGTACGGTGACCCGCGAACCGAGGCGGCCATGACGGTATTGATGGTGCCGAGCGACCTGCGCATCGGTGCGGTGCCGGCCAGGGTCTACTGCAACCGGGACCTGGTGCAGCCCCTGCTGAGGGCCTTCGAGAACCTTCGCGACGCGAACCTCGCCGACGAGATCAGAACGTGGGACGGCTGCTTCAACATCCGTTCGAAGAGGGTCAACCAGTCCCTGAGTCTCCATTCGTGGGGGCTGGCGATTGATATTAATGCCTCGTGGAACCAACTTGGGAAGACGCCAACCATACCGGCGAGCGTAGTCCTCTGCTTCCTGGAGGCCGGGTTCGAGTGGGGCGGCACGTGGGATGTCCCGGACGGCATGCACTTCCAGCTGAAGGAGTTCCCATCATGACCAAACTTTTCGAAAACTGGCTGACTCGTATCTGGGACTGGGTCGACACCCGCGGCGTCATCCGCCGCGCTGTCCTGGGCGTCATCATCTGGATGAACTGGACGGCCGGCGAGCACGCCTACGAGTACGCGCTGACCGCCCTGGCCGTCGGCAAGACGGATGCCGGCGTTGGCGCGGTCATCGCGGCCTTCACGGCACCGGCCGCGCTCCTGGCGGGTTACGTCTTCAAGTCCTACGTCGACACGAGATCGTGAGGCCCAAATGGTTGAACTTACCGATTTCATCCCTGCGCCCTACCTACGTCTTGTCAAGTGGGGTGTACTGGTTCTTGGCGCTTTCGGCCTGTTTGGTTATGGCTACCATCTTGGCCATAGCAATGCCACTACGCTGTGCAAGGCGAACCTGGCTGGCAGCATCGCGCGCGCGGCGGAACAGGCAAGGCAGATTGCCCTTCAAGATGCCGAGGTATCGGCCGATGTCGCTCGAACGATCACCAAGATCCGCACCGTTGAACGCCCCATCGAAGTGGAGGTAATCCGTGAAATACCTGCTGACTGTGTTCTTTGTGCTGTCACTCCTCGCGCTCGCGGGTTGCTCAACGACGCCCTGTCCGGCCGTGCCTTCCAGGCCCCCGGTGCCGGCGAACCTGCTCGACCCGTGCCTCCGCCCGTCGCCCCTCCTGCTGGGTACGTTCCCGGAGGTTACCCAGAAGCTCGTCGAGACTTCAGCCCGTTTATCTGAATGCGCCGCGAAGGTTGACGGACTCCGGAAGATCCTCTTGGAAAAATAGTTTGACTTTCAAAAACACGTCATTTACAACGCAGACTGCAAGCTGAACCAAGGCCCCGACGCCTTGAAGGCCTGATCCGAAAGGGCACCCAGGCACGTCACGTAGTCGGCCACCCCGAGGCTATGAGCGCACTTTCTCATTTTCTTAGGAGCCACTACCATGGCCGAAACTGCCTTCCAGACGCAATACCGCGATGAATTCATCGCCGGTTTCGAACAGCGTCAATCCCTCGTCCGCCAGGCCGTCACCACCGAAGGTGAAGTCCGCGGCAACCAGATCGTCTTCCTCGTTGCTGACTCCGGTTCCGCCTCCGCCGTCACCCGTGGCGTCAATGGTCTGATCCCGGCCCGCGCCGATAACCTGACCCAGAACACCGCGACCCTGGCCGAATGGCATGACCTGGTCCGCCGCACTGGTTTCAACCTGTACGCTTCCCAAGGCGATGGCCGCCGGATCATGCAGGAAACCACCATGGGCGTTCTGAACCGTAAAGTGGATAGCGACATCATCGCCGCCCTCGAAGCGGGTACCCAGGACACGGGCGCTGCCTCTACCATGTCCCTGAGCCTGGCCATGTACGGCCTGGCCATCCTCGGCAACAACGCCGTTCCCCTCGATGGCAACATCACCGGTTTGATCACCCCGGCTGCGTATGCGTACCTGATGCAGACCAAGGAGTTCAACAACATCGATTACACGAACAACAAGCAGTTCGATAACACCATGACCAACTTCCGTTGGGCTGGCGTGAACTGGATCGTGCATCCGAACCTGACCGGCAAGGGCACCGCTGCCGAGAAGTGCATTCTGTTCCACAAGAGCGCCATCGGTCACGGCTGTGACATGACCAACATCCAGACCGCTGTCGGCTACGACGAAGAGCAGGACTACAGCTTCGCTCGCGCCACCGCGTACATGGGTTCCAAGCTGTTGCAGAACACCGGTGTGGTCATCATCAACCATGACGGCTCTGCCTTCGCCGCTCAGTAACCAGGAGACCCAACCATGGCCTACTCTACCTCCACTCCTCCCGTCTGCATCCTTCAAGCCGTAGCCGGCCCGCGCATCTGGTATCACACCAGTGCCGACGCCACGGCCGCGGCCGACGCCTCCGGTTTCATCACCAATGGTGGCGCCCTCGGCATGAAGGTCAACGACATCGTGTACCACAAGGACTCCACTTCCGACGCCACCGCTCTGACCATGCACAAGGTCGTGACGGTCTCCAGCACCTACCCGGGTGCGGTTGACCTGAGCGACGGCACCGTCGTCGGCAGCGCCACCAACTCCGACTAAACATCGCGGATGGTGTACAGTAGAGGGGACCGAGCGATCGGCCCCCTCTTTTTTCTTTAGGAGTCACCTGTGAAGATTCTCCAGGCTCAAGTCAAGCAAGCCGAGTTCATCCGTACCGTGTGGTGCCTCACCGCCGAGCACGGCGTGACCCTGGCGGACGTCACCAAGCCCGAGAGCTGGGCTCACGTGGCCAAGCAGTTCAAGGCTGGCGACCACATCGAGGTCGTGCCTGAAAGTGGCGAGTGGTTCGCCGAGTTGTTCGTGCGATCCGTCTCCCCGACCGATATCAAGGTTTCCGTTCTTCGAGAGGTCGTCTTCGATGCGCCTGCCCAGGCCACCGAGAGCCCCGACCCCGCCGAGTACGAGATCAACTATTCCAAGTCCGAAAAGTGGCGCGTTGTCCGCAAGTCGGACAAGGTTGCCGTGGCCTCGGGCATGGCCAGCAAACTTGAGTGTGAGGCCTGGGTGGCCGAGCACACGTCCACCCTGGTGTAGCCATGGCCTCTCGTCTCTCCCTCTACAACGGTGCTCTCCTGGAGTGTGGGGAGCGAGATCTGGCCGACCTGACCGAGAACCGGGAGCCGCGTAGGCTCCTCGATCGCGTCTGGGACAACGGTGCTGTCGACTACTGCCTCGGGCAGGGCCAGTGGAAGTTCGCGACCCGCTCGGTACAGCTGGCGCCCGACCCTGGCATCGTCCCGGACTTCGGCTACCAGCTGGCTTACGAAAAGCCGTCGGATCATGTCCGCACCGTCGGCATCTACTCCGACGAGTACGGGCAGGTCCCCCTGCTCCAGTACAACATGGAGCAGCAGTACCTCTTCGCCGACGTGGAACCGATCTTCTGGTACTACGTGAGCAACCACGCCTCCTATGGCGGTGACCTGGGCGGCTGGCCCGCCGAGTTCGCGCGCGCGGTCGAGGTCTACCTGGCCAGCCGCATCATCAAAAAGCTGACCCAGTCGGACGAGAAGGAAGCGAACATGATCAAGTTCGCGGCCAAGCTGTTCCGGGATGCCTCGTCCAGTGACGCCATGGAGGGGCCGACCAAGTTCCTGCCGCCTGGCAGCTGGGCCGTGTCACGTGTCTCTCGCTCCGTCCGCAAGGATCGCGGCAGCCGTGGGCAGCTGACCGGATGAGAGGCGACTCCCTCCTCTACGCTTTCAACCGCGGCCTGATCGCCAAGCAGGCCCTGGCCCGGGTCGACCTCAAGCGGACGGCCCTGTCTGCGGAGATCATGACGAACTGGATGCCGCGCGCGTTCGGGAGCATGTCCCTCCGCCCCGGCCTCCAGTACCTGGGGGCTACCAACGGAAGCGCGGACGCGGTTGGTATCCCGTTCATTTTCGCAACTGACGACACGGCTCTGCTCGAACTCACGGACGGCGAGATGCGCGTCTGGGTGGACGACGCCGTGCTCACTCGCCCCGCCGTTACGAGCGGCGTCACGAACGGCACCTTCGATACCGACCTCACGGGATGGACCGACAGCGATGTCGGAACCGCGGCTTCGGCCTGGGTGGCGGGCGGTTATCTCGGCCTGACTGGGGTTGGCGCCAGTTCCGCGATCCGCGACCAGGAGGTCACCGTCGTCGCCGGAGACCAGGGCGTAGAGCACGCCCTTGAGATCATCGTCACGAAGGGTGTCCTCGATCTGTCGATCGGCTCCGCCCTGGGCGGTACGCAGTACGTCGGGCCGATCTCCCTGACGGCCGGCTCGCATTCGATCGCGTTCACCCCGACCGGGAACTTCCACATCCGCCTGGCCTCGACGACCGAATATCAAACGCTTGTCGATAGTGTTGCGGTGTCCGCGAGCGGGCCCGTTGTGCTGACGACCCCCTGGGCCGCAGCGGACTTGCAGAACGTCCGATGGGCGCAATCCGGCGACGTGGTCTTTGTTTGCGACGGGGAGCACCAGCAGCGCCGCATTGAACGCAGGGGCAGTAGCTGGTCGGTCGTACTCTACGAGACCACCTCCGGCCCCTTCCGCGGCGAGAACCTGACAACCGCAACCCTCACCGCCGCAGCCCTCACGGGCAGCACGACGCTCACGGCTTCGAAGGCCTTGTTCTCTACCGATCACGTCGGCGCGTTGTTCCGCCTGGAGTCCCTCGGGCAGAACGTGACGGAGACCATCACCGCCGCAGTCGATACTTGGAGCAACACGGTTCGGGTCACTGGCGTGTCGACGGCGCGGGTGCTGGCCTACTCGGTCACGATGACCGACAGCGCCACCGTTACCCTGCAACGCTCCCTCGATCCCTCCGGGGACTGGGCCGATGTGACGACCTACTCCAGCACAGTATCCAGCACCCGCAACGACGGGATGGACAACCAGACCTGGTACTACCGCATCGGCGTAAAGGCGGCAGACTTCGATACCGATCCTGTGACCGTGACGCTGGCCTCCTCCGCCGGTTCCGTGCAGGGTGTTGGACGGGTGACGGGATACACCTCCGCGACGGTGGTCAACGTCGACGTGGTCGAGGACTTCGGTTCTACCGATGCAACGGCTGTCTGGTGGGAGAGCCAGTGGTCGGACTACCGCGGCTGGCCCTCGGCTGTGACGATCTACGACGGTCGGCTCTGGTGGGCGGGCCACGACAAGATCAACGGATCTGTGTCGGACGCGTATTCCACTTTCGATGACAGCACCGAGGGTGACTCCGGCCCGATCTCTCGCAACCTGGGCTCCGGCCCGGTCGACGATATCGGCTGGCTCCTACCACTGAACCAGCTGATGGTCGGCACGCAGGGCTCTGAGCTTGGCGCCAAGGCGTCGAGCCTGGAAGAGCCGCTCACGCCCACCGCGTTCTCCCTCAAGACGTTATCGACGCAGGGCTCCGCCCGTGTGCCGGCCGTGCAGGTCGACACCAACGGGCTCTTCGTCCAGCGCAGCGGGAAGCGGGTCTACGAGCTCACCGCCGCGAACAACGGCTACAGCTACGAGACCAACGATCTGACGGCCATCATCCCGGACCTCGGAGAGCCTGGTATCACCCGCATCGCCGCGCAGCGCCAGCCCGACACCCGCATCCACTGTGTGCGGTCGGACGGCACGGTCGCCATTCTGATCTACGACCGCGTCGAGAACGTGAACTGCTGGATCGAGATCGAGACGGACGGCGAGGTCCTCGATGCGGTCGTCCTGCCCAGCGAGTCCGAGGACCGGGTCTACTACGTCGTCCGCCGCGAGATCAACAGCGTGGACGTTGTCTACCTCGAAAAGTGGGCTCTCGAAAGTGAGGCCATCGGGGGCGCAACCACCAAGCTGGCCGACGCTTGCAAGACCCTCTCCGGTCCCCTCCAGACGGTAACCGGCCTGAGTCACCTCGAAGGCGAGGACGTCGTCGTGTGGGGCAACACCAAGGATCTTGGTACCTACACCGTTGCCAGCGGCCAGATCGTCCTCTCCGAGAGCGCCACCGGCATCACGGTGGGCATGCCATACACCGCGCGATTCAAGTCCTCGAAGTTCACCTTCGGTCAGGTCTCGCTGACCCACCCGAAGCAGGTCGACCACGTCGGGCTTGTCCTGGCGAACACCCACGCGCAGGGCCTCCGGTACGGGCAGGACTTCGATCATCTCGACGACTTGCCGCTGCGCGAGGGCTACGCCGACGTCGATCCGGACTCCATCTGGGAAGACTACGAAGAGGGTGCGATCGAGGTCAACGGCTCCTGGGTTCCAGACGCACGCCTCTGCCTGGAGGCCGCGTCTCCCCGCCCGGCTACCGTGGTCGCCTGTGTTGTCGGGGTTTCGGGGCATGCCAAGTGAGATCGCTTTCCGCCCAGCTACGCGCGCTGATGCGCTCGCGTACTACGGCCGCGAGTCGGAAGCAACATTTCGCGGCTATGTCGCGGAACAAGACGGAAAAGTCATCGGGATCGGGGGCGTCTATTACGACCTGGGGTTTCCGGTGGTCTTCACCGAAATGAAGCCCGAGATGCGTGGCGCGAAGAAAGCGATCGCGAGGGCGACCCGCCTGATGATCGACTACATTGACTCGTTGCAATATCCTACCGTCTACGCCGTGGCCGACACCGAGTACCCAACAGCGCCCTACCTGCTGGCCAAGCTTGGATTCGCGCCGACAGGTAGAATGACGGAACGCGGCGAACTGCTGGCGAGGAGAAAATAACATGGCATTCATGGCACCCCTTCTGGTAGGCAGCGCAGCCACAGGCACCGCCGCTGCAACAGCCGGCTTAATCGGAGCCGGCGGTGCTGTTACCGCTGGCGGCGTGATGTCCGGCCTCGGCACCGTCCTCTCCCTTGGTGGCGCGCTCGGTAGCGCCAGCGCGATGAAAGCTTCCGCGAAGGCCGAAGCCCAGCAGCTCAAGATCAAGGCCGGCCAGGAGGAAGCCGCTTCCCAGAAGCGCGCGGCCCTGGCTCGCGATAAGGCGAACATCATGATGTCCCGCGCCCTGGCCGTGGGTGCTGCCTCCGGTGCCGGTACGAGCGGCATCGAGGGCATCATGGCCGACATTGCCGGACGCGGCGAGGAGAACGCCCAGGGCGAGATCTACGAAGGCACCGAGCTGGCCAACAGCCTCCGGTACAAGGGCGAGGTCGGCAAGGCCCAGGCCAAGCAGCAAGCCAAGGCGACCGTCATCGGTGCGCTCGGCGGCGCGGCCACCAGCATCGCTGGCCGGTTCGCCCCCTCCGCCGCGCCTACTGCGATGCCCAGTGCCGCGCTGGACTACGGCTACTCTGAGGGCTCCGGGACCGGCTTTACCACTCGCATCTGGGGCTCCTGACCATGCCGAGACTTCCCGCCCCCGAGGAGTACGCCCACGCAGCGCCCCAATCCACCCGGCAAGTCGTACCCATCGAGCACAGCCGCGTGGGGGAGGCCTGGTCCCAGGTAGGCCGTGGCGTGAGCCGGCTGGGTCAGGACCTCGACACCCTGGCCGAGGAAGAGACCAAGAAGCTCGATGCGCTCGCCGCCGACAACGCGCTGACCAAGCTCGAAGAAGAGCGCATGCGTCGCACGTTCGATCCGAAGGACGGTTTCACCCGCATCCAGGGCACCGCGATTCTGGACAAGAACAACCCGATCCTGAAGACGGTGCCCGAGGCCTTCAACAAGAGCATCGAGGCGATCGCAGGAACTCTGACCCCCCAGCAGCAGCAACTCTTCCGTGCGAAGGCCTCCAGGGTCTCCGCTTCGCTACGTGGCGACCTGTACCGACATGTGGCCGTCCAGACCGAGAAGGCGCATGACGAGAGCGATACCGCACGCCTGAAGCAAGCGGCCAGTGTCGTGGGTGTCGACCCCAGTCGACTGGACCAGAAAGTCGGCGAGATCAACGAGTTGCTGTCGAACCGGTTTTCCCGCACAGGGGAGACGGACGCAGCTATCCAGAACGTGGCCCGCACCGAGGCCGTCATGCCGCTGATCAACGCGGCGATGAAGGCGCACACCACGGGCGACAACCCCAACTTCGAGGCCGCTCGGCAGGTCATGAAAACCTACGACGACATCATCCCGGAAGCGGCCAAGAAGGCGCTGAACGAGGAGATCCGGAAAGAGGAGCGGAACAAGATCGCGACCGAACTGTCCGGAAGCATGTACGACGCCTACGCCTCCGGAACCGCGAGCGTCACTCAGGCCGAGCAGATCCTGGCCAGATACGGCACCGAGGACAAGGAACTCCGGGACTCTGCGCGTCGGCAGTTCTACGAAAGGGTGCAGGCCCTGAGCGTGCAGAGGGATGAGGGCCTCGGCGTATTGAATCAGAAGTTCCTGTCCTCGGTTTCTACCAAGGCCAAGCAAGAACTCATGCGAAGCGACGAGTTCAAGGCGCTGGATGGGAAGCGTCAAGCGGCCTTCATGAACTTCGCCGACGGAGAGATCAGGCAGGCACTCTCGTGGCGTCGCGAGGACATCCGCTGGAACGAGAGCCGCCAGGAAAAAGCCGAGTCGGACAAGGAGAAGAAGTGGTTCAGCAATCCGGGGGCGATAGCGAAGTACATGGAGATCGTCAACGATCCGGAGCTTGGCTCGAAACAGATAGGCTACGGCATGGCTTTCGCTCCGGAACTCGGGAAGACCCTCGCCGGTAACATCGAGCAGGAGAGGGCGAGGCAGGCTGCGGGGGCGAAACGGGCTGGGTACGACACCGCGCTCCTCAACGACGCCGTCCCGCCCGAGCTGCTGAAGCCCGCCAAGAAGGACGCGCTCAACGCCTTTAAAGCCTTCGCGCATTCTGAGCTCCTCGCCTGGAAGGCCGAGAATCCCGGGAAGGTGCCTGACGAAGCCACCCAGCTGAATCTCCTCCGGAACTCCTTGAAGGAGTACACGCTGGAAGTCCCGTGGGGTTTTGACAAGGAACGCAAGGCTTACGAGCTCGCACCGGTACCCGCAGACTTTGTCCAGGCTGTTACCCAGAAGCTGAACCGCAAACCCACCCGGCGCGAGCTGCTCGACGCCTGGGCCGTGCAACCCGACGCCTACAAAAAATGACCAGCTACAATCTGAGCATGTTCGATACGCCCCGCCAGCCAAAGGCTCCGGAAGCGAAATACGATTTGAGCATGCTCGACCAGGGGCAGCCCAAGACGATCTGGCAGCCATTGCAACCCGAGCAGGTCCAGGCGGCTACGACGATCGCGTCGTTCGGCGATACGACGAAATCGGCCAGCATGGACAAACTCCGCAGCGAGCTGCGGCAGTACCTGGGCGACGACGCCCCGATGGTCGGCTCCTTGAATTTTGAGGACGCCCAGCGCCAACTCCAGCGCGCCCAGATGGACCACATCCTGCGCGACTCGCCGCATACCGCGCGCTGGTTCACCGAGCAGGTCCAGCAGGGCAAGACGCCCTACGATGTGGGGACGCTGGCGAATATCGAGCGGTTTTCGCGCGGGTCTACGTTAGCTGGTAGGTTGGCCTCTTCGTTACCTGGAGACCTCGTCGCTGGCATGGTTGAATCCATCAGTGGGAGCTACGCAGCTACTGGAGCCACCGTCCGCTCGTTCCAGGGAATCTCTCCCGCTTTCGGGTCCCCGGCTTCCGCCTTCGCGTCCCTGGCCACGTATGGCTTAGGGCTGGCCAAGGAAGAGATGAACGACGCGACGATGTGGATCGCCAGGACCTTGAAGGGTTTTTCAGACCGGATCGCGAATCCTCTTCCCGACGACGCCGGGGTGTTCGAAAAAGGTTGGCGGTCCGGTCAGCGGTCAATCGGGGCGAACATCCTGCCCCTCGCCGCCGGCTTCTTGATGAAAGACGCAAAGCAGGGTGCCAGCGTGGCATCAGGCCTGATGGCAGCTTCTGTAGGCGGCAGTTCCTACCTCGAAAACATCGACAAAACGAACGACCATACCCGCGCCCTGCTGCACGGCATGTTGGATGCCACGTGGGAATACGTCTTTGAAAAATACGGTGGGACAGGCGCGCTTTTTGACAAAGCTACGTGGGCGAACGGTATCGTAAAAGGTGTGCTGAAATTCCTAGGAAGGGAAGTTCCTAGCGAGATGCAGACCACCGTCATGCAAAAGGCGGACGACTACTTGCTGGCCAACGAGGGCAGATCGTTCGAGCAGTTCATCGGTGAGCTTCCGGACGATCTATTACAGACTGTCGTCGCCACCATCGTGGGTGGGGGAGGTCAGGTAGCCGCTTTCAAAGGGCTCGACGCGCTCGCCGGAACAGCGGCCTCGGCCGAGAAAGCCCAAGCCGCCCACGACAACCTGACCGCCCTCCTCGACAACGTCGCGAAGTCCGAGCTCTACCTCAACGACCCCGACACTTTCGCCCAGTTCTTCCAGGGCGTGGCCGGAGACGCGACTGTAACGGTAGACCCGGTCAAGTTGGTCGAGGCCATGACCGCGGCCAACGTCACCGAGGAAGCCCTGCCCAGCCTGAAGGACCAACTCAGCGCTCCCGGTGAGATCGAGCTCACGGTGCAGGAACTGGCTACCGCGTTCGCCGGAACCGGCGCGGAGACGACGCTCCTCCAGCACGTTCGCCCAGAGCCCGACCTGCCTACCCTGGCGGAGTCCAAGGAGCAGACCAAGGCCGCCTTCGAGGCGTTCCAGGAAGCCGGCGAGAAAGCCTTGGCGCGCTTCCAGGCCGACGAGGTTTTCAACGAGAACCTGAAGGCCGTGAAGGACGAGATCGTCGCGGACGTCCTGCACACCGGGCGGACAGGCCAGCACTACGCCGACGGCTACGGCACCCTGATGGCGCACTTCTACGCCACCATGGCCAAGGCGCACGGCGTCACGCCGCTCCAGATTCGGGACGGCTGGACGGACGCCGAAGGCGTCCAGCACCGTGGCTACAATCCGCGCGTCGTCGGGCCAGAGGGCCAGGTCCGCGGCCGCACGCCTGCTGTGGCAACCGACTTCAAGCCGGGTCGCGTCGCCAACCTCCTCAACCGCGACAACTGGGCCGTGCTCGAAGCCGGGAACCCGAACGGTGTGGAAGCTACGCCAGAGGAAAACGCGGCAGCCATGGCCAAGCTGAAGGCCTACCTCGACAAAGAGGGCATCGAGTACTACGACGCCAAGGGGAGCTACTTCGGAACGAAAGCCGATTCTCTGCTGCTCCTGGGCGTGACGGCTGAGAGGGCCAGCGAGATCGGCAACATGTTCGGGCAGGAGTCCATCGCTACCCGCCATGGCCTTGTGTTCGGCGACGGCACGGTGGCCCAGGCGACCGGCATCAAGGAAGTGAGGGACACCGAGGCGGAGGATCACACCTTCCTGCCGGCTTTTGGTTCCGCCTTCCGGCTGGAGATCCCGGACGCTTCCTTCGAGAACAAGGTCAAGCTGGACGAGGTGCTGAACCAGACCCGCCCAGCCGGGCAAAGAGCGCGTGCTACCGTGTTCTCTGCGCTGGCTGACGCCAACACCATGGCCAACGCCGTAGCGGTAGCCAAGAGTCAAACTTGGCAGACTGGCCGGGACCTGAAGCTCGCCCTCGACAGCAAAGTCAGAGAACTGGCCAAGGCCAAGAAGATCGACCCAGCTTCCCCAAGCGAGGATGGGAGGGCCTACCTGGTACAAATGCTGGTGTCTGAAGCCAGCCTCGCTCTAGAGAAGGATACCCGTGCCGTCGGTTGGTACGCTGACCGCGTTACCCGGGCGCTGAGTATCCTGTCTCTCATCCACCCCGAATTGAACACGGACCAGAACGCGAGGTTCACCTTCATCTGGGCACTGGCGGTTACCTCGAACGGCTTGAAAGTCAACAAGAACTTTGAGCTGGCCGAGATTGCCTATCGTCGCTACAAGGCCGAAGGAAAGATGCCGACTGACGTCGGTATTGGTGCGGCCGCAGCGAAGATCAACGAGGGTCTAGGGGCGTACAACACCATCACCGAGTCACTCGGAATGGAAAAGGCTATCGAGTTCATGAATACCCGGATGACTGTTCGGGATCTGAAAACTCTTACCGGGAAAAAGATCTCCGGTGAGGGCATGGACACCGAGGTGCTTGGCGCTGCTGTGCTGGGTCCGAAGATCGGAAACGGTTTCTTCGCTAATTTGTACGGGCACTTCGACCAACTCACGATGGACCGGTGGTTCGTCAGGACATGGGGCCGCTGGACGGGAACGCTGGTGCGCATCCCAACCAAGGCGGAAGTCGATGCTTCTTCGGCCAAGCTCAAGGGCCTGGTAGGCATGCTGTCGAAATACGAGAAGGCGGAGTTCGAGAAGGCCTTCGGCGAGAAGCTAAGGGTGTCGGATATGCCTGCTCTCGCCCAAGCGATCGCCGACATAACCGCGAAGCCTGAGCCGCGGGAAGCTATGCGCCTCGTCGGCTTGCGTGAGTCCTCCGCCTTCGAAGAACTGCTTGGCCCAGCAAAATCGAATCAGAAGCGCGTATCCGTTGGGGACGAGATCCGTAAGCTAGCCATCGGCCTGACGAGGCTTATCGACGGGCAAAAGGAAGCGCCTGGCGGTTCCAAGGAGCGTGACTACATGCGCGCCGTGTACGCCGAGGGTCTCGCGGCTTTGCAGGAAGAGTACCCGGAACTGACCATGTCCGACCTCCAGGCCGTGATGTGGTATCCAGAGAAACAACTGTACGAGACAGCAAAACTGCGCGATGAGAACTCGCAGAAGGAGTACGAAGATGATGAAGTCCCAGACTACGCAACAGCCGCCGTCAACCTTGCCAAGCAAAAGGGAGTCAAAGTCCCTCGTGAACTTGCGACCGATCAGCGACCAGCAGTTGTTCGAAGAACAAAACCCGCAGCCGCCAGTTTTCAGCAAACAGGCGGTCGGCAAGGTGCTCAAAAACCCGCTGGCCTGACCATCACCGGGGTCCACTTCTCCCCCGGCGAGTTGACCGAACTCTTGCCGTCGAAGTACGGCAAGGGACTGGAAGGGGCCGAGCGGGCCCGAGTCATGGCGAGCAAGGACGCCCGCATCAAGAGACGGACGCACTTCTACGTCAACACCGGGCAGGGCGTGTTCCCGGAAGCAGGTACAGGCGGCAAGGCGCACGTCAGTGAGCTGGCCAACCTCTATGACGCCGACGTCGACGCACTGGGCCTGTTCAAAGGCAAGACCGACGAGCAACTGAACGCAGCCGAGAGCGCGGTGCTGGACGCTGGCTATTCCGGCTACGTGATGCGCGGCTTCGGCAACCAGGGCGCGGCCGTGGTGTTTGGTGCCCGGGTGGGTGACACTATCCCCACCAAGTTCGTGGGCGGCAAAAAGGAGGCCAGCGTCCCGGTTGCTCCTGCCGCCCAGTATTCCGAAACCCAGCGGCTGCGCCGGGCTCTCACCACTTCGAAAGACCTCCCGCACGGGGCTATGACGGCCGCCAAGTGGCGCGAGCATATCGGCAAGGTACTCCCGGACCTCCTGCCGAAGATCGAGGCTTCTGGAGCCTTTGAGCGCGTCCAGGGCATGGTGTACCGGGACGAGTTGGCCCGGGCTATCGAGCCGCCTGAAGGGCAGTTCTACCAATCCGGCTGGTACTCCCCCCTCACCCGCGCCTTCCAGAACGTGAAGCAGGCCGCCATGCCTGGCAGCCAGTGGGCTTCCTGGCTGGCCGGCAACAAGGCCAAGCTCGGGTTGAAGGACGACGAGATCCAGTGGTCCGGCCTCAACGAGTACCTCGAACTGCGCGGCAAAGACAAGGTCACACGTGAAGAGATCGTCGACTACCTATCCGGGAATGGGGTGGTGGTTGAGGATGTGGTGAAGGGAGGGCCATCAGAGGCAGATATTGAAGCATTCCTAAACGATGAAGCTGGCGAAGGGTTCACGCGAGAAGAGGCAATCGACTACTTGAACCGGGATGCTGAAAACGCTGACGCAACAAAGTTCTCCGGCTACTGGGACTCCTCCTACAAAGGCGGCATCCGCGGCACGTACCGGGAGATTCTGGTGACGTTGCCCGTTGGTCGCCCGTCCGAAAGTCTCTACGCGAAAGCCGCAGAGTTTGGCTACACGCGAGAGGACATCGACAGCAACGAAAACCTTCGGGCGAACCTGATCACGCGGTTTGGAGAGAGCACCCCGTCGTTCAAATCCGATCACTGGAAGGACACCCCTAACGTCCTCGTCCACGTCCGCCTGGATGAAGTCATGGGCGCGGACGGCAAGCGGTACGTGCGCGTGGGCGAAATTCAGTCCGACTGGGGCCAGAAGGGGAAGAAGGAGGGGTTTGGCACACAGGAAACCGGGGAAATGGCGTCCGGGCCTATGGTCCCCGGCATGCCGCAGGGGCCGCGCCCTGTGGTGCGTGAAGGCGTCCCATCCGCCCCCTTCGTTACCGACACCAAAGCCTGGGTCGCCCTGGCCATCAAGCGCGCCATCATGCACGCCGTTGACGTGGGCGCCGCCGGCGTCGTCTTCGGCACGGGCGAGCAGAACGCCAATCTGTACGACCTCTCCAAACAGGTTGACCGCCTCGACATCGAGCCCTACGGCATCGAGGCCGGCGTGAATCAATACCGCGTCACCGCCATGAAGGACGGCGCCAAGGCCATCGACCGCACCGTGGCAGAGCCGGAACTGGCCAACGTGGTCGGCAAGGACATCGCCAAGGAAGCCATTGCCGGCAAGACCCGCTTCGAGGGTGAAGGCCTGCGCGTGGGTGGGGAAGGGATGCGCGCCTTCTACAACAAGATCGTGCCGCAGGTGGCGAACGACGTGCTGAAGAAGATCGGCGGTGGGAAGGTCGGGTTGGTAGAAATAGCCGATCAAAGGCCGGACGGATGGCAATCCCGTTTTGATCACGCAATGGAGCGCGGAGATTACGCGACTGCGGAGCGGTTAGAAAAAGAAGGGGTGGTGCAGAACCAACCCGGCTTCCCCGTCACCCCCGAGATGCGCGAGAAGGTGCAGGCCGGGATGCCGTTGTTCCAGAAGCCACAGTCTCAGCAAGACCCCCTCGGCGGTTTCAACCCCAACACCATGGAGATCACTCTCCTGGCCAACTCGAACCTGTCCACATTCCTGCACGAGACAGGCCACTTCTTCCTGACCGCGTACGCCGACATGGCCGCGCAGGAGGGGGCGCCCCAGCAGATCGTGGACGACATGAACGCGATCCTGAAGTGGTTCGGGGTTGCCGACTTGGCCACCTGGAACGCTATGTCCGTCGACCAACAGCGCCCCTACCACGAGCAGTTCGCCGAGTCCTTCGAGCAGTACCTGTTCTCCGGCAAAGCGCCCACCAAGGAACTCCAGAGCCTCTTCCAGCGGTTCGCCAAGTGGCTTACCCGAGTGTACGGCTCGATCAAGGAGTTCGTCGCCGGGCACCCCGGCGCGAAGCTTGATCCTGAGATGGCGGCCGTCATGGACCGCATGCTGGCCACTGAGGCTGAGATCGCAGCAGCCGAGGACAACCGGAACTACGAGGCCCTGTTCCGCACCGCCGCCGAGGCGGGCATGACGCCTGCCCAGTTCGCGGCCTACCTCGACCTCCCGGAAGAAGCCCGCGCGCAGGCCGAAGAGCGGCTGCGAGCCCGCTCGATGCGCGATATGAAGTGGTTGCAGAATCGTCGCAACCGCACGATCGCAGCCCTCCAGAAAGAAGCCGCCGCCGCCCGCGCCGAGGTGCGCAAGGAAGTGACCGAGACCGTGGCCCAGGAGCCGATCTTCCGCGCCCTGCGCTGGCTGAAGCGCGGCGAACTGACCAACCCCGACACGGGCGAAGAGGTCAAGGTCACCGCAGGCAACAAGCTTTCCATCCCCGCCCTGGAAGGAATGTACCCCGAGGGCGCCCTGGGCGATAAGCCCGATTGGCGTTCCCTTGGCTATGGCCAGTACGGCATGCTCGCGAACGAGGGCCAGCATCCCGACATCGTGGCCGACATGTTCGGCTTCGATTCCGGTGCGGCTCTGGTCGACGCCTTGGTGAACGCTCCCAAGTTCAAGGACGAGGTAGAAGGCCGCACTGACCAGATCATGCTGGAGCGGCATGGCGACCTGTCCTCCCCGGACAAGATCGCACAGGCTGCCGACGAGGCGATCCACAACGAGGTTCGCACCAAGCTCGTGGCGACCGAGTTGTCCTTCCTCGACAAGATGACCGGCTCCCCGTCCTTCCTGATCAAGGCCGCCAAGGAGTACGCGCGCCAACTGGTTGCGAACCGGACCAGCAAGACCCTCAAGGCCTGGGTGTTCGCCGCCGATGAAGTGCGCGCTGGAAAGGCTGCGACTGCCGCCCTGAAGAAGGGCGACACCAAGCTGGCCGCCAGCCACAAGCGCACCGAGCTCCTGAATCACGCCGCTGTACGCGAGGCGCACGCCGCAGAGAAAGAGATCAAGGCGATTGCCGACCGGCTCCGCAAGCTGGCCTCCTACAAGGACGACGACTCCGCCGCCAAGAGCCGCGACATGGACATGGTAAACGCGGTTCGCGCGATCCTGTTCAAGTTCGGTTTCGGGACCGAGCGCAAGGGCAAGACCGCGATGGAGTACCTGTCCCTGGTCGAGGCGAACGATCCAGCCATGGCCGCCGTGCTGCGCGACCTGGTCGAATCGACCACCGACAACGCCAAGGACTGGCGCACCCTGAAGCTGTCCGAACTGCGCGACTTGCGCGACGCGGTGGACGCCGTGTGGGCGATGGCCAAGCGGGCGAAGCTGATCGAGATCGACGGCAAGCTCGTGCCCCGCCGGCAGATCGAGCAGGAGCTCTACGACCGCCTCGACGAGATCGGCATCCCTGACCGCCTCCCAGGCGAAGGACAGGCCGTGACGGAGGGCGAGCGGAACATGATGAAGTTCTCCACCTTCGTGGCCGCCCTGCGCCGCGTGGAGAGCTGGGCCGAGGCCAAGGACGGGGAGGCCATGGGGCCGTTCCGGAAGTACATCTGGAGCCAGATCAAAGATGCCGCCGACACCTACCGGGTCGAGAAGGCGCGCTACCTGAAGGCCTACCGCGAACTGCTGGACGCGATCGCCCCGAGCCTGAAGCGCGAGCTGATCGACGCCCGGGAGATCGGCTACACCTTCGGCAAGGGCGAGGGTGGCATGGGCAAGACCGAGTTGCTCCACGCGATCCTGCACACCGGCAACACCAGCAACAAGCGCAAGCTCCTGCTGGGCCGCGGGTGGGCCACCGACAACGGTGACGGCACCCTGGACACCAGCAAGTGGGATGCCTTTATCGCCCGGATGATCCAGGAAGGCAAGCTGACCAAGGCGCACTACGACTTCGCGCAGGGTGTGTGGGACTTGCTCGACAGCACGAAGGTAGATGCCCAGAAGGCGCACCGTTCCGTGTTCGGTCGGTACTTCGCGGAAGTCACAGCCGATGCCTTCACCACCCCGTTCGGGGACTACCGTGGCGGCTACGTGCCGGCCCAGGCCGATCCCGAAATCGTCCAGGATGCCCAGCTCAAGGAACTGGCCAACCAGGAAAACGAGAACATGGTGTACGCCTTCCCGTCGACACCAAAGGGGTTCACGAAGTCTCGCGTCGAGTACAACCGCCCGCTGCGCTTGGACCTGCGCTCCCTGGCCGGCCATATCGACAAGGTGCTGCTGTTCTCGTATCTGACCGAGCCGGTCTCCGACGTTCGCCGCGTGATCCTGAGCAAAACGGTTTCCCAGGCCCTGGGCCGCGTCGACCCGAAGGCGATCGGCGTCATGCTGACGCCCTGGCTGAACCGTGTCGCGAAGCAGATCGTCGAGGATCGCGTTCCCGGTCGTGAGCCGTTGGCTCGCTTCTGGTCAGTTGCCAGGGCCCGGGCGGGAATGTCCGCCATGTTCGCCAACCTCGCCAACTCCGTGCAGCAGATCACGGGCATATCGCTGGCTGCCGTCAAGGTCAGACCGAAATACCTTCTGGAAGCCATGGCCCACGGCACGATGTCCCCACGCAAACTGGCTGCACACGTGGCCGCGATGTCACCGTACATGCGCGACCGCATGCACAACGACGTTGTCCTGATGGGCGAGGCCATCGACGAAATCCTGCTGAACCCGGGGGTGTACGAGTCAGCTAAAGCCTGGAGCGCGAAGCACGCCTACTTCATGCAGCGCGCGGTCGACAACTACCTCTCACCGATGATCTGGATGGGGGCCTTCAACCAGGCCAAGGAAAACGGCTCGGATGACCTGGAAGCCCGTCGCCTGGCTGACTCCGCTGTCCGCGAGACGCAGGGCTCCCAGGCCCCGGAAGACATCGCGGCCTTCGAGCAGGGCACCGCGTTCTACCGGATGTTTGTGCAGTTCGCCGGATACTTCAATATGAACGCCAACCTGCTCGGTACCGAGTTCGTGAAGATCTCGCGCGACATGGGCCTGAAGAAAGGCGCTGGCCGCGGGCTATACGTGCTGGCTCTCGGCTTCTACGTACCAGCCGTGCTGGGCGAGCTGATCATCCAGGCCTTCCGTGGTGGTCCAGATGACGACGACAAGGACGGCGAGTACCTGGACGACTGGCTTGCCGCCGTGTTCGGCTACGGGCCTGCCAGGTACCTCACCGCCATGGCACCGGTAGTGGGCCAGGCCGCGAATGCCCTGTTCAACACCTTGAACAATAAGCCCTACGACGACCGGATCAGCACCGCGCCGGCCATCTCCATGATCGAAAGTGCGGTCAAGGCACCGATCTCTGTCTACAAGGCCATCGCCGACGAAGGCAAATCGACCAAGGCGGTCAACGACACGGCCACGCTGATCGGCATGACGGTCGGTGTCCCGGCCCGGGCGGTGGCGAAACCGATCTCTTACCTGACCGGCGTCGCGAACGAAGAGATTGCGCCGGAAGACACCTACGACGCCATCCGTGGCACAATCACCGGCACCGCAAGTCCGGGGTCAAAACAGTAAAGGAACACGACGATGCCTATCGCCCTATCAGTCGACAGAATCCAGGGCCTCTCCGGTTCGCTGGCCATCAAGGTCCCGGTCGATTGCGCCACGGTGGCGGCGATCACGTTGTCTGGCCTCCAGACGATCGACGACGTGGTGCTTGCCGAAGGCGATCGCGTGCTGGTGAAAGACCAGACCGACCTGACGGCCAACGGCCTCTACACTGCTACCACCTCGACCTGGCAGCGCACGCTGGACTTCAACAACTCCAACGACGCGATCCAGGGAACCCTGATCCACGTCTACGGGGGCACGACGAACGCCGGCCTGTGGATGCTCATCACCTCCGATCCGGTCATCGGCACCAGTGACCTGGAGTTTGCGTGGTTCGCCACCGGTGGCGGGGGCAGCGGTGGCGGGGGCAGCGGCGGGAGCGGTAGTGGCGGCGTCTGCACAAGCTACTACTCGAACTTCACGGGTGACGGCACGACTGCCACCTTCACCCTGGCGTCCTCCCCGCCCAGCATCGCCGATACCCTGGTCATCGTCGACGCGATAGCGATGGTACCGAACACGGATTACACCCTCACCAACAACTCCATCACCTTCTTGACCGAGGCGCCCTTCGACGGTGCCCCGATCTACGTGAATTACACAGTCTGCTCCTCGACTGCGACCACGACCCTCCTGAGCCATCGCCTTACGGCTGTGGGCGGCGAGACGGCCATCGCGTTGCCGTACACCTACACCCCCGGCAGCGCCACGGTGGCGGTCTACCGGAACGGCCTGCGCCTGTACCCGATCACCCACTTCGAAGAGACGGACGCGAACACGGTTACCCTGAACGACGCGGCCTTGGCGGGAGACGAGTATTACTTCCTGATCGGCCAGCTCGTGAACGACGGAGACACTATCGTCGTGGCCGACGACACGATCACCACCAACAAGCTGGTCGACGACGCCGTCACGACAGACAAGATCATCGACGAGGCCGTCACCCTGGCCAAGGTCCAGAACATCGCCACCACCAAACTGCTCGGCCGCGCGACTGCCGGCACGGGGGACGTGGAGGAGGTGACCATCGCGTCCTTCACAGCCGAGGCGACGCTGGACGCCAACGCGGACTACCTGCTGCTGTGGGATGCCTCCGCTGGCCTACACAAAAAGGTGCTGCTGGGCAACGTCGTAGGTACTGGCGCACTGGGCGTGAACCAGACCTGGCAGAACATGATTGGCGTCCGTGTGAAGAACAAGGCCTACCAGAACAACACCGGCCGGGCGATCGCGGTGAGTGCGTGGACTGACGCGAACACGGCCCTCCTCTACATGAGCGCTGACGGGGTTACCTGGGTGCTGACGGGGGGCCCCTACGCTGACGGCACGATCTTCGGTATTGTGCCGAATGGGCACTACTACAAGATCGTCGGCGGCTCGATCAGCATCTGGTCCGAACTGAGGTAACCCGATATGACCACCCAGCAAATCACCCACGACCAGATCAAGAGCCTCGGCACCCAGACCATCTGGATTCCGGCTGTCGCCATGTACCCGCGCATCTCGAACGGTGCGGCCTGGGGCTCGGTGGAAACAGCGGTCAACCTGGTCGCCCTGAAGACTCTCGACTTCGACGCCGCCAGTACCGAGCACGCCCAGTTCTGCATCGCGATGCCGGCCTCGTGGAACGGGGGCACCATCACCGCCGCGTTCCACTGGAGCCACGCTGCTACCGGCACCAACTTCGGGACCTCGTTCGGCCTGCAAGCCGTGGCCTTGTCGGATGGCGACGCCCTCGATACCGCTTTCGGAACCGCGCAGTATGCGGTCGATACGGGCGGGACGACGGACGACATCTACAAGAGTCCGACCACTGCCGCCATCACCATCGCCGGCACCCCCGCGGCCGAGGACTACGTGGTCTTCCAGGTCCTGCGCAAACACGACGAGGCCGGAGACACCCTGGCCGTGGATGCCCGCCTACATGGCGTGACCCTGTACTACGCCACGGAGGCCGTGTCGGATGTTTAACCTGACCAACCTTTGCGGGTTTATGGCGTACACCGACGCGGTAAGTGGGGGCACTGGGGCGGGGCCTGGCGGCGGTGACCCCTTCTGGGACGATGTAGTTTGGTACTTCCGGTTTGATAATGACCTCGTTGACCAAACCGGAAACCTTACAGCCATTGCACAGAATAGTACCAGATTCGCTAGTGATGGCCCGTTTGGACTAGGTGAAAAGTGTTTGGAGACTAATTACAACGTGGGATTAAGCTCCTATGTTAAAAAAGACACTGGAACGGTAGATATTGGAACTGGTGATTACACAATAGAATGCTGGTTTAAGATAGATCCTGCAATCCCAGCTGTTAATCATTGGCTATGGGAAAACTCTCCAGGCGCTCCAGCCAGTGGCGTATTTAGCTATGTATTTACGGGGGGCGATCAAGGACTAGTGGTAGGAATAACACGAATACTGACAAGCCTTTCCTTATCCCACGAGACTTGGTACTGGATAGTATTCCAACGCGAGGCCGGAACAACGAGTGTGTATCTGGATGGCGTCCTGCAAGGAGAAACTGTCGCGGACGCCACAGACATTGTAGGCTTTTCAACGGGAAGATGCGGATACACTGGTGCTGGCAACTATATCCGCATCGCAGAGCATCGTGGAACAAAGCGAGCGAGGTATTCCGGGGCTACGATCCTGGTACCGACAGAGCCGTTCCCCACTACCTAACCCCTCCCCAGCAGGTCCCGGCACCGCGGGCACAATCCCTCAATCAGCCGGGGCACTTCCTCCCCACAGTACCTGCACTCCCCAGGCTCCCCTTCCGGTATCTCGTACCGAAGAAGAGGCCTTACGGCCTCCTGCTCTTTCTCCAGACGGGCCTGGGTGACGTCCGCGTCATCCACCGTATTTCTCCAGGCGAACAATCTCGGCCTCAGCGTAGAACTTCATCTTCTTGGCGTCCCGCAGGCGGTCGCTGTGCGAGGCCAGGCCGTAGCGGTAGCAGGCCCGGAAGATTTCGCCGACCTGGGCATTCATGTTGCGATGGCTGATCAGGTCCTGGAGTTCGCGGGCTCCTTCCGGGAGAACGTAGTAGCTGGCTGTCGATCCATCCGAGTAGTGCAGCCCGTCGTTCCCGTTTTGGCCGATGATGTCGATCCGGCTGGTGTGTTCGATCCCGTACTCCGCCGCCTGCATCGGTTGTGCGGCCTTCCAGTGCGGCGCGTTCGGGACGCCCCCGGCCGTGCAGGTCTGGCATACCGTGGTCGTGGGAGGGGTGTCGCGGAACGCGCAGGTTTCGCAGGTCTTGTCGGTCATGGCTATCTCCGTTTCATTGCGTCAAGAAGGATGTCCTGAACCTCGCGCTTGGTAGCATGACGTTCGAGGACGAGCTCGTCGACCGTATCCCGGGCGACGATGTTGTGGATGAAGACCGGACGGTCCAGGCCGGCTTGCATCTGGCGAACAGGACCGATCCGCTCGATTATCTGCTGCCTCTGCTCCAGGCTCCAGTTGAACCCGAAGAAGGCCATCTGGTTGCAGACTTTCTGGAAGCCGTCGATTCCGTGGCCAGCCGAAGCTGGGTGAGTGAACAGGATGGGCACCCTGCCGGCCTTGAAGTCCGCCTCGTCCTTCTGGCTGGACAGCACGCGCCCTTTTGGGAAGGCCTTCTGGAGCCGAGCCAGGTCGGAGCGGAACTCGTAGACCACGATCACGGGCGCGCCGTTGGCTTCCTCGATTACGTCCTCCAGGGCTTCCAGCTTGGCGTCATGGACGGCTCGCCACTCCTTGGCCCTGGGGCTGGCCTCAACCTCGGCAAGCGGGTCGACATAGATCGCGCCGCTGGCCAGCTGAAGGCACTTCTGGGTCTTCGCCGCTGCGCCGAAGGCTTCCGCCGAACGGTCCGAGATCTGGACGAACATGTCCTTTTCCATCTCGTTGTAGAGGCGGCGGGCCTTGAGCGGGAGGTCGACGTAGATGTTGTTCACGATCGGGTCAGTCAGATCGAAGTAGTCCTTCGCGTCGATGGTCAGGCAGATGTCCCGCAGCGCCGCGTGGATTTGCTCCTGGGCGAGGGCTCGCGGCTTGACGCTGTAGCCGTCGTAGCCAGTTTCGAACCAACGGGCTTTGAAGCTCTCGTAGGTCCGGCCGAGGCGCTTGCCGGCGTCGAGGAACCATACCTGCCCCCACAAGTCGTTCAGCCCGTTTGGGGCGGGCGTGCCGGTCAACTGGATGAAGCGGTCGATGTGTTTGTGCGCGATCATGCCAAGCGCCCGGGCCCGCTTGCCACCCTGGCCATTGAGGAATTCCTTTCCCTTCTTGGAAGTCTGCACCGAGAGCCGCAGGCTCTTCAGCTTCGTGGCCTCGTCAGCCACCACGGTGCCGTAGGGCCACCGGTCTCCCCATTGCTCGACCAACCACTCCAGGTTCTCGTAGTTCGTCGTGTAGACGGGTGCCTCACGGCGGAGGGCGGACAACCTCTCCGGCACGGTGCCGATGATGGGGGCCACGTCGAGACCCGCCAGGTGGTCCCACTTCCTGGTCTCCTCCCGCCAGGTCGTTCGGGCCACCCGCAAAGGGGCGAGTACGAGCGTCGGACGGCTCTCCCCTGAGAGATAGAGGGCGTCCAGGGCTGTGAGGGTGGACACGGTTTTCCCGAGGCCCATCCCCGCCCATAGGGCGCAGCGTCGGTGGGCCAGCAGGAAGTCCGTGGCCAGGTCCTGGTAGGGCCTGGGGGTGTATGAGGTGCTCATAACTTCGCGGCAACCTTCGCCGCTCCGTAGGTCTCGCGGATGTAGACACATCGCTGGCCGTCCTTGCTGTCATAGGTGGCCGCCACCTTGCCGCCCTCTACAATCGGGCAGCGGTACGCAGCCGGACGCTGGGAAACGCCCCAGACGTAACCGAAGGACACACCAGCCATACCGATCACCGCTAGGGCCAGGAGGCCGACAAGGGCGTCGCTGGTGTTGCGGCGGGATACCAAGGCGGATCTCATCTCAGCACCTCCTCGACTCGCCGCAGGCTGTCGACCACCTCGACCCTGAAGCCGTAGCTGCGGAGGCGTTCGTGCTCCCTCAGTTGATAGGCCGGCGGATTCTTGCCGGGCGCCTTGAGCTCCACGAAGAAGTGTTCGGCGGGGATGATATGGTCGATCCCCTTGCCAAATATCTTCGTTGGTAGGAGCACCAGACGATCCGGGGCCCCCCGACGGCCGGGCCACTTGACCTTGCGAACCTCGCCACCCAAGGCGGCGACCTTGAGGACCAGGTAGTCTTCGACCGTGGACTCACGCATCACAACACCTCCACGACGAAGCCGATCACCACGCAGGCGAGCACGACCCACAACACCCAGCTATCCGCCGGGCGGGGGGCCCCCAACTCGCTGCCGAAAGCCTGCCGCGAAGTACGAGGCGTGGGCAGGCCGAACTTGTAGTTGCTGTGGATGCCGCCGATATGGAACGAATGCTTACGCATGTTCTTCTCCCAGAATCTTGCGTTGGCGGACGAGGCTGTCGGCGATGTCTTGCGCGATGATCTTGGCCTCGACCTCGCTGCGGAATGCACCGAGCCGGATGCGGCGGCCTTCACGGCCGTACCACAACTCCTTCACGCGGCCGGCGGATTGAATGTCAAAAGCACGGCCGGCAACCTCCGCGTGGGCGTGGCCGGTGAGCTCGTTTTTGGTCCATTGCATGGCTAAACTCCTCTGTTGGGGTGGTAATGCTGGAACTGTATCACCGGATACAGACAGGAAGCATCAATCCTTTCTATACCGGTATGACTCGAACCCGGCTGCTGCCAGCGGCATGTCCAGGGCGTACTCCGGTGGGGTGGCGAGCAGTGCGCTCAGGTGGTCGGCGTTGAACTCCGGGCTGTCTGGCGCCTCGGTAATGACCTCGTCGTGGACCTTCATGACGATCCGGTAGCCTGCGGCCTCGATGCTGGGCGTAGCGTCGAACAGGATGTCCCGGGCGAACGACTGGGTCACGTTCTCCGACAGCTTCCCGCCGAAGGTGGCGATACGCTGCCACTTCCGATTGAACTGGTTGATGCCCATGAAGGACAGCGAGCCGTCGTCCGCGACCCTCGGGTGAGGGTAGCAGAGCGAGCGACCGGAGGGGAGGAGGATACGCAGCCAGGCCCCGTCCCTGCGGATCTTGAACCGCCCGGCCGTGAGAGTGACGCCAGGATTCTGCGTGGCCTCGCGGAAACCGTTCTCCAGGTCGGCCCACATCCTCACCACGTTGGGGTGGGCTTCCCGCCACAGCCGCTTGAACGAGTCGCACACGATCGCGGCCTTGCGGCTCATGGAGTAGGTCGTGCCCTTGCTCTCCAGCCAGTCCAGGAAGCTTGTGACCTCCTCGATCAGCGCAGAGTCCAGGGTATCCCACGCGGTGTCGGCCATCTCCTCCAGGTCCATGCCGTAGGCCAGCGCAAACGTCAAGAAGGCATTCACGCCGCCCGCGTAGCCGAGGGCCAGTTCCTGCACCTTACCGATCGAGCGGCCGGCCTTGGTTACTGTGGACGGGTCGACGCGGAAGCTCTTCGCATACGCCAGCTTGTAGAGATCAGGACCGTGGCCTTCGTCGAACTCCCGGAAGGCCTCGATCTTCCATGCCTCTCCAGCCAGCCAGGCCAGCCCGCGGCCCTCGATGTTCGACAAGTCGGAAACCACCAGCTTCTTGCCGGGCGGGGCAATGATCGTGCCGCGGATTGTCGACGTCGTCAGCAGCATGACGTCCGGAAAGATCAGGCTCTCCGACCGATGCAATAGGCTACTGATGCCGAGCTTGGTCTGGTGCTGCGGGAGCAGGCCCCGACTAGGCAGATTTTGTGGCTGGAAGGTCCGCCCCGCGTCCCTCCGCGTCCTGATGGCGCCGTCGAACTGGATGGTGCCGCACATGCGCCCGTGGGTGACGCCCTTTGCCAGGCTCTTGTACTTGCTGGTGCTGGTGCTGGAGACCTGGAGCCGTAGGCGTAGCAGATGCTGGACCTCGGGCTCCAGGGTGTCGTCATTGAGCAGATTCTCCAGGGTTGACGACCGCAGGTCCGCCAGCAGCACGCCATGCTCGGCGAGCAGGTAGGCCAACATGGCGTCCCGCTGGGTAGCAGAACCCAGGCCCTGGCCCTGGCCCAGACCGTCGTAGCCCGTGGCCTCGCGCGTGGCGACTTTCAGCCGAGCTTGCTCTTCGTCCACCGCGCGCAAGGCCTCGCGGACCAGGGCGGTGTCGACCTCGAAGCCCCGGTCGTTGATCTCCTGGTCGAGATGCCAGAGCGCCAGTTCCTTGTCCCGGGGGCGATCGAGTCCGGGCAGGTCGAAGGTGTAGTTCCACTCCGGTAGCTGCTTGCAGATGGCGCGCATGGCCTCGACGTCAACCCGGGCATACTCCAGATACCGCGCCCATTCCGCCGGGTGCGTGTGCTTGGTGGCGCGGCGGATCTTGCTGTTCTTCGGTCGGGGCTTGCAGAACAACATCATCAGGGCCTTGCCCTCGCGCAGCTTACGGTGGTCCTGGTCAATGCCCAGGATGCCGCCCAGCTTGTCCAAGCTTCCCGGCAGGCCGTGGGCCATGGCACGCACCATGGAGCAGCGCCACTTGCGGATTGGGATTTCAATCTTCAAATTGCCCAGACGCAGGGCGTTGCGATCAAACATCGCGTTGTGCGCGACGACGATATCGGCGTCCTTCAGTTGGCTTTCAAAGTAGAGGACGTCTGACCTCGGGCTGTTGGCCACGTCAAGGACACTGACCGGTGCGTCGTCCCATGCGTAGCTGATGATGTCCACCTCGCAATTCGAGGCGTATTTGTATGTGCCGTGCTTAATGGGCACCTCGCTGTAGGTCTCGGTATCAAGCCAGAGGGTTCTCATGCTGCGATGTCGTAGTCGTGGGGTGGTAGTACCGGGACGTTGATCTCCGGCTCCTGGGCGTCTTCCTGACCCTTCTCATAGGCCTTCTTGAGTACGTGGTAGAGAGCCTGGTCGAAAGAAAAACGGCCATGGTTGTCCAGCAGGTGCTGTGCAAACTCTTTACGGAGAAGGTTCAGGTCAAGCATGGCGCACTCCTCTGTGAAAATAAGGGCCGCTTACGATTATGCGGCGTCCATGTTGATGCGCTTCCAACCCCGCCGGGGGTTGCTCGCCTGGACCGATTTTGGTGGCCGGCGGTGTCTCCCGGCGCCTTGGCTGTTAGCGTCTACCCAACCCTCCGGCAGGCTAGGCTTCTTGCCTTACATCCTCAGCACTTCACCAACACGGCTGGCGACTGACTCGGGGGATTGGCCCGGTGCTTTCCGTTTTTAACGCTTGTGCTTTTCACAGTCGCCATGCGTGTTGGTGGTCCCTTACGGGGACCAGTCGGCCGTTGCCAGTATTTCCCACGTGTATCTTACGCTCCCGTATGGGTTTGCGCATGGGCGGCCCCAGAGCACAGATGGGGGTGGTGCCGCCGTAGCGATACTGGCCGTACCCGGCAGGCTGGCCGGGCTAAGGAGCGGGGAGCCCCCGTTTATGGAGGCCCCTGGGAGGGCCTCGGTAAACAGGGGCTACTTCACCCGCTTCACACAGCCGTTGCCAGGGTCCCCAAGCCACCAGCGGAACCGGGTGCCCTTGGCCGCCGCCTTGGTGCCCTTCAGCTGAAAGGTCTTGAGGGGGTGCTTGAGTGCACTGTTGACCGGGAAGGTGAAGCCCTGCCCAACTTCAAGCGCCGCCAGGGTGTTAAGGAAAGCCTCGTCATCCTGCCCCCGGGTGGAGGGAGGTACCAGGGTGTCGCTGATCTCGTAGTGAGCCATCTTGGTCTCCGGGTTAGCAAAGGTCATCACCATCGGCGCCCGCGCCGAGGTCGTCGAAGTCGTCCGCGCTCGCGGGCTTGCCGCCGGTAAAGGCCTCGCCCTCGCTCACGAACTGGATGCCCGAGAAGCTGGCGCGGATGCCCTGGTTCTCGCCCTTCTGGGCGTAGATGTCGACCTTGGCGTTGACGTAGCAGCCGGCGTAGGGGCGGCCATCCTCCTCGGACAGGGGGCTCTTGTCGCGGTCGATGATCAGCGGCCGAGCCTTGGAGTGGCAGGCCAGCACCCACATGCCCTCGTAGCCGGCGTAGGGCTTGGTGTCGCCGTCCTGGTAGGCGTACCGGTTGGCGTTGCCCTGCATGCCGCGCAGGATACTCTCCCACTTGGCGCCGTAGGCCTCCTTGGCCTCGGCAGCGATGGCCGCGCGGATGGCCTTGTCGTTCTCGCTACCGGGCTCGCAGAGAAAGCTTGCGTCGAAGCGGGGCTTGCCGTCCCCCGTCTTGAACTCCTTCGCGTGCCACAGGTTCGGGAAGGACAGGCGGACATTCTTCAGTTTCACTTCCATTTTCGTTCTCCTGGAAAAATTGCGGGTACTTCGTTTTGACGGCCTCGATGGCGTCGTCGATGGTCTTGCGTTTGCCGGTATCGGCGGCGGTGGTCAACAGCACCACCGCGTCGTGCGGGAGGTGCCGGGACACCATGTGGACCGGCAGCTTCGCCCCTGGGTGGTAGCTCACAGCAGGTCCTCCTCTTCCACGTGGTCGAAGTCGTCTACCGTCGCCTGGAGCACCAGGGCCGGCCGGGGATCGCTCTCCGGTGCGACCGAGGGCTTGCCATCCGCACGGGTGACCAGGGCCTCGACCCTCTTCCACTGACGGGGGCCGATAGTGCCGGCCTTGGCCAGCTTCTCCGCCGAGGTGGGGCTGATCAGCTTGAGGTCGTACATCTCCTCAACCTTGAGCCGGAAGACGTCCTTCAGCAGCTTCTCAGCCTCGTCCTTGTCGGCCCAGGCCCTGTCACCGCGGCGACCCTGGACGACCTTGAAGCCGTCGACCGGGTTGCCGGCGAAGAGCTCGCGCTCCACCTCGGCCCGTACTGCCTTGCACCACTGTTCCACGAGGGGGACCGCGCGCATCTGGTTGCCGAGAGTCGGGCCGCCTATCTCTACCGCCAGCGGCTTGTCCAGATCGTCGAAGTCGAGGCTGGTCATTTCCTGGACGACCGCCGTCAGTGCCGGGCATTGCGTCTTTGCTCGACACCAGCGGCAGGCGTCTTCGGAGGGGTTCAGGTTGCTGGTGCCCCACTCCCCGTATTGTCCCTGGGAATTCGTGGCAACCATGACAAGGTTCGCCGCGCGCACCACCTCTTCCGCGAACACCGCCAGGTCTTCCAGTGTGCAGGTCCACTCACTGATAGCCGGGCCTACACGAGGTTGGTGGATGGCAATCCGAACACGGTCGTATTCGTAGGCCATCCCATAGAGCTCGTTGGCGCCCAGCGCGTAGAGCAGCAGTTGCTTGTTGCGATCTGCGGAGACCCTCACACCTTGGCCATACTTCAGGTCGTGGACCTGGAGCTCGCCGCCGCCCGTGATGACGATCGCGTCAGCCGTTCCGGTGGCGCCCTCCTCACCAGTGAAAACGCCGATGGGCACAGCGACTTCGACGGCCAGGAACTGGCAGTCCTTGGCGTGTGTGCGGACAGCCTGCACGTAGTGGTTCACGTGGCCTGCCATGTCGACGTCCACCTCCCACTGCCCGTTCTCAGCATCGAAGCCCGTGCCGCCGGTCTTGTCGACCACGATACTCTGGCCCAGGAACTCCGACGGATGGCGTCCGATCGACAGACATTCCGCCGCCAGGAAGTGCGCCGCGGTGCCTTCGTCGGCGTAGTCCGAGCCGTGGTCCGGGATGCCGTCGCACAGGGCGACAGAACCAGGGCACGTCATCCACCGCTCGGCAGAGGACGGGCTCAGGCGTGCGTGGTTGGCCATGTCAGTCTCCGGTGAGGATCAGGGCGTTGATCTGGGCCACCACGTCGGCCAGGTCGTGGCCTTCGATGGCTTCAGTCAACTTCTTCGAGCCCGGCTTCAGCTTCGCGATCAAGGCCACGGCCGCGGGGCGGTCCTTCTTGACCAGGACCTGGAAGCGCGGAGCGACGTCGGTCATGTAGTCCAGCCCAGTCGATTCGCCAGAAGCGGCGGGTGCAGATGCAGCGGCCTCCGTAGACTTCGTGGTACCAGTAGACGGGCTGGCTTTCTCCGCCTTGGCCGGCTTGGTAGGGACCGGCGGGGACGCCTCAGTGGGTTGGCTGCCGCTGCGTCCCAGCTCCAGCTGGTGGATCAGTTGTTCGATCAGACCGGACAGTCGGTCAATTGATTGTTCGAGCATGGTATATGTCCTTTACTGTTACGTTGGTGTAGCTAACCGTTGCCGTAGCCGTCGCCGTTGCCGTCGCCGTTGCCGTTGCCGTTGCCGTAGCCGTAGCCGTAGCCGTTGCCGTCGCCGTTGCCGTCGCCGTTGCCGTAGCCGTAGCCGTAGCCGTTGCCGTAGCCGTCGCCGTAGCCGTTGCCGTCGCCGTAGCCGTTGCCGTTGCCGTAGCCGTAGCCGTAGCCGTCGCCGTAGCCGTTGCCGTTGCCGTAGCCGTAGCCGTAGCCGTTGCCGTAGCCGTCGCCGTAGCCGTAGCCGTTGCCGTCGCCGATTACTCTGCCCACACCTTCACGCTCGCGATAGACTCTCGCGCCTTGTCGGTGACGGGGATGATCTCGACAGCCTCGGTGAGCAGGATTTCGTTCACAGGGCACGGGAATTTGCAGTCTTCGGGCTTGGAGGTGCCTTCCATGGCCAACTGGGAGAGGCTGGCCGCGCCGGACCAGTACCAGATACGCCGGGCGTTGGCGAGCACCACTTCCTTGCCGTCACGGGACTTGAGCACCCCCACATGCACGCCCGCGCCGTAGGTACGAACCATTACGTATTTTCCGATCATGTCAAGCATTTTGGGCCTCCTGGATGGATTCGATGATGGCCTGGTTGACGAGATCGTCAGCCGGCAGAATGTAGTGCATGCCGTAGCGGCGGGTGCCGGGCGGGATGATCGCCTGGGCCAGCGTGCGGGCCTGACCGGTCAAGGGCAGGACCCAGAACTCGTCACCGTAGCGGGCGACAGACCACTCGGGTTGCCGAGCGCGGCGGATGCTCTCGACCTGGGGGGTGTCGGCCTCCTCGGCGATGGCCTCCAGGACGTCGGCAACGTGTGCCAGGGCCTCCATCAGGCGCGACTCGGCGGAGCGGGAGCGGGCGTTGCCCGGGTCGGCGGCGCGAGCGTGGGCCGCCGCCTCCGCGTTGGCGTTCAGGTAAGACAAGGTGTTCAGTCCGTGCATAGTGTTCTCCTGGGTATCGGCAACTGTGCCGGCGGAGGGGCCGCGAAGCCCCTCGACCTGATCAGCTGTGCATCAGGTTCCGGACCCGGATGCTGGCCAGGTGGATCAGGGCGGCCTGGAGGGTACGGAAGTTTTGAGACCTGGATCCGGTCACGAGGTTGTAGACGCTGTATTCCAGCGGGGCGTAGCCGTGGGACTGGCTGCGCATGATGTACCAGGGGTAGTCGGCGCCCAGACTGTGGCGCTGCAGCCCGCCGGTACCGGCGTGGCCAGAGGGGGTGGTGGCAGGCATGTCAGGCTCCTAGATCAGGTTGGCGGTGCAGGGGGTGGACGACACCAGGATGGTCTCCTGGTCGAGCTCACGGGCGAGCTGCTGGGCCATCGCTTCAGGCCAAAAAGGGGCGCCCGCGTTGTCAGGGGAGACGAAGTCGAACACGGTCACGACGATGCTGTGCTCGCGCTGGCCCTTCCAATAGCCCTCGGTGCGGGTGATGGTGAAACCGTCGATGCCCTGGGCGGCCAGGTTGGGTACCACGTGGCCCTGTACGACGTCGGGGACATCGAGAGTGTTGCCGGTCTGGGTGGTCAGGCCGATGAAGAAGTCGAAGCGGGTGTTGAAGTCGTTGCTCATTTGATGCTCCTACGTGCGGTTGGGCGGCGGGAGTTGCTAGTGTAGCTATCGCTACGGCAGATGCAACCCCCTGGAGAAAATATATTTTCAAGCTGCCTTGCGGGCCGACACCCGGACGGTCACGGTGCCGCAGGTCTTGGTGATCTTGACTAGCTGCTTCTCGGTCAGGTACTTCCGGGCCAGGTCGGCGTCGATGAAGGACCGGGAGGTCTCGGTCACGCTGGCGCGGTAGAGAGCGCCATCATAGATGCCGGCGCCTTGGGCGATCAGTCCGGTCTTGAGGGCATCGGCCTTCTTGGTCAGGTCTGCGATCTGGGCCTTCAGCAGGCCGAGCTCGTCGACGGGGGTAAGAACGGAAACGATGGTCAGGTTGGTCATTTGAAGCTCCTTGGTTGGGGTGGGTAGGCGATGTAACTGTAGCACGTGCTACAGGTTTGTTGGTGGTAAATTCGTACTACTTCCAACGGCAGCAAGAGCAAG